AACTGCCGAAACTTGATTGTCAACGTACTCGCTCCCCTCGAGCTTGAGTTGTATCGGGATTCTGACGACGTTGAACTTCCCACTCCTACTTGGTTGAAGCAACCTGATTATCGGCAACCTCGAGCAGTCACAATCTCTTGGACACTCGACTCACTTTTCTTTTACGACGTCGCCTACTGGCGTGTCACTGAAATATCAAAAACAGATGGACGTCCTTCACGTTTCGAGTTCGTCAACTTCAACCGAGTCACCCCCAAACTCAACCGTTGGGGAACAGAGGTCGAGTTCTATACCGTCGATCAGACTAAATGCCCCGACTGGGGAGTCGGGTCTTTAATCACCTTCCAAGGAATGAACGGTGGTGGAGTTCTCACTCGAGGCGGTCGCACGATGCAAGCTGCACTCGATCTGGAAAAGGCAGTCGCCACTCTTGCGCAAACCCCCATGCCGTCGGGGATCATTTTGAACAAGGGAGCAGATCTACCGGAGGATCAGATCACCGGACTGCTTTCCTCTTGGCGCAACGCCAGGAGCAATCGTGCGACTGCTTACCTTTCCGCAAATCTTGAGTTTCAGGCTACACAATTCTCGAGCGAAGAACTCGGTTACGACAAAGCCCGTCAGTACATGGCACTCGAGATCGCGCGTCTTTGCAATATCCCCGGCGACATGATCGACGCCCAAATCATTCGATCAAACACTTACCAAAACATTCAAGACCGTCGCCGTGACTTCGTCGACATGTGCCTAATGAATTTCATTACCGCGATTGAAGATCGTCTCTCAATGGAGGATCTCACTCCTCGAGGACAGTATGTGAAGTTTGAGATTAACGAAGCGTTCCTGAGATCCGATGCGATGACTCGCTTAACGGTCATTGAAAAGATGCTGCAACTCGGACTTATCTCGGTGCAACAAGCACAAGTTATGGAAGATCTCGCCCCAAGCGAGGGAACCAACGTGGAGGAAATCTAATGAAATTAACATTCTCATCGACTATCACTAGCGCAAGCACCGAGACTCGGATTATCACGGGACAGATCGTCCCTTGGGGAGAAGTCGGATCCACAAGCGCAGGACGCGTCATATTCGAACCCGGGAGTATCCAAATCAAATCGGGTAAAACAAAACTCCTCGCAGACCATGACAACCGAAACGTCCTCGGTTCAATGATCTCAAGTGAAATCACAAGCACGGGAATTATCGCATCCTTTCGCATCGCGAATACCAGCGCAGGCAATGACGCCTTACAGCTTGCAGCCGATGGACTAAAAGACGGCTTGAGCGTGGGCGTGGATGTCAAAAGTGCAAAACCAAAAGACGGAGTTCTCTACGTCTCCATGAGCGATTTATCGGAAGTAAGTCTCGTCGAAAGTGCCGCATTTTCTTCGGCTGCCGTCTACACGGTGGCTGCAAGTGAAACAGAAGAAGAACCCACACCAGAAGAAACCACAACCCCAGAAGAAAGCGAGGCTCCCATGTCGGAGCAAGCCCCCGAGGTCGAGCCAGAAGTGGAAGCCTCACGCAAACACATCCCCGTCGCATACACGGAGATCCGTTCACCCATCGTTAGCCCCGGTTCCTATGCACAGCATTCGATCCGCGCAACCCTCGGCAACGAGGACTCCATCCAATACGTTCGCGCCGCAGATGCAAAAGCACAACGCATCGAAGCTGCAAACGATTCATTCACCACGAACCCTGCATTCACGCCGGTTCAATACTTGTCACAGGTTGTCTCTACCGATACCTACTTGCGTCCAGCAGTAGAAGCATCCGGTGGAACTCGCGCGATGATGAACTCTGGAATGGTGATTTCCATCCCGAAGATCACCACGAACTCGACAGTCGCATCGACCGCCGAAGCCGGTACACCATCGAACACCGGAATCGTCTCCTCATACATCACCGGAAACGTCACCAAGTACGCCGGTCAACAAACCTATTCCGTGGAAATCGGAGAGCGTTCAGATCCAGCGTTCTTTGATGTGATGATGGCTAACCTTTCCAAGGCATACGCCAAGGCAACAGATGCCGCAGTCGTCGCAGCTCTAACTGCCGGTGGTACACAAGCCACAGCAGTTGCAGCGACCAGCGATGGAATCATCTCTTACGTCGCTACGGAATCTCCTGCCACTTACCGCGCTATGGGTAACAGCCTTGCTCAGAACTACCTTGCAGGAACTTCACAATGGAGTCTCCTACTGGGTGCTACTGACACCACGGGACGCCCTATCTACAACGCGCAGAATCTCACGATGAACGCTGCCGGTGATGCAAAGCCTACGAGCCTTCGCGGAAACGTCCTCGGTCTTGATCTGTATGTGGACGCCAACGTGGTCTCAACCACCATCAACGAATCCGCATTCATCATCGACCCAGATGCACTCGAGATCTTCGAGTCACCACAGCTTCGTCTCTCGACGAACATCGTGTCCTCTGGCGAGATCCAGATCATGCTCTACGGCTACCTCTGCCCCATCGTCACCATCGCTGGTGGTATTCGCCGCTTCAAGTTGGCGTAGTAAGTCGCTGACCCCCTCACCCACGCCGTCCCTGGGGTGGGGGGGATCAGCCCTAAACATGAGAGGAGGGAACTATGACTGCCACATTCGTCACCGTCGCGCAGTTGCGCACCGCACTCGGTATCGGGTCGCTCTATTCGGACGCTGATCTCGAAAGCGTATGTCAAACATCCCAAGACCTCATCGACAAAATGCTCTGGCACAACTTCGTCCCGATCGTTGCAGCAGCTCTACAAAACAACATCGCCACCATCGCCATCGCATCAAACCCCGCATTCAACATCGGGCAAACCATCACCCTCTCAAATTGCGGAATCTATGACGGCGCTCGAGTCATCACCGGAGTCGTCCCTTACGCCACAGGATTCCCCGTCACCTGGTATCCCTACAACCTGGGACTCATGTACACCGGGTGGGGAAACAACAACCCCGGGATCTCATACTTGCAATTTGCCTACACTCACGCCGACGACGTTTTCCACCTCATTCGTCCCTATGGCAAAGGACTCGGTGCGGAATATAACACCGCCTACGCATCGACCCCCGCGATCAACAACGCGGCACTCATGCTCGCCGTCGACATCTGGCAAGCCCGAACCGTCGCCGGTGGAAACGGTGCATCATCTGTCGACTTCGGTACACCTACGCCCTACAAAATGGGGCGCTCACTCATGTCGCGGATCTCTGGACTCCTTGCCCCATATATGTCTCCCGCTTCGATGGTGGGCTAATGTCTTTCGCCACTCTTCGTCAGCAACTCGCAGACATGATCGCAAACCCCGGTGTCTGGACGGTGTATGCCTATCCCCCACCGACACCGACAGCGAACTCAATCGCGGTCACACCGGACGAACCCTATGTCGAGATCAACAACAACACGACGAGCTTGTATCTGACGGCAAGGTTCAAGCTGCACGTCTGCGTTCCGTTGCTCGATAACCAAGGGAACCTCGGTCTCATCGAGGATTTCATTCTCGCGCTCGTCCCGAAGATTGACCACACCTGGATCAACATCTCGAGTGTGAGCCAGCCCAAAATCCTATCCATCCCGACCGGGGATCTGCTCACGTCAGATGTCTCGATCGAACTTCTTACCTCTTGGAGCCAAACATGACTTACACCGTTGCCGTTGACCATGAAGTCTGCGGGAAAACCCGTGGCGCATCTCTGAGCGAGAAAGACCTCGAAGGGTTCAATGTCGAAGCCTTGCTCGCCGCCGGAGCGATCACATCCACCACCACCAAGAATGCAAAGGAAGCAGAGTAGCCATGGCAATTTTCTTTAACCAAAACGTCAAATGCACCGTCAACGCCGTCGACCTGAGTGATCACGTCAAAAGCGCCACTTTGAACTACAAGTTCGACGCCATCGAAGTCACCTCAATGGGTCAACTAGCTCACGCATATATCGGCGGACTTCAATCTGGAGACGTGACACTCACGTTCAATAATGACACCGCCACCGGAAGCGTTCTACAAACCCTCAACGGTCTCGCGGGAACGACCACAGTCATCACACTTCAACAAGACAAAACGGCAGCGGTCAGCGCCACCAATCCCAAGTACACGTTCACCGTATTTTGCGACACCGTCACCCCCATCGCGGGAGATGTCGGCGCGCTCGGAGAACAATCCGTGACCTGGCAAATCTCAGCCACGGCGACTACTGGCACAGGCGTCGTCATCGCGACTAGCTGATAAACGAAAGGGACGAACATGGCACAACTAAAAGTCACCCGGGCAGATGGGGAAGAACAAATCTTCCCCATCACTCCGACCATCGAAGTTTCCTATGAGCGATGGGCGAAACAAGGTTTCGGGAAAATTGAAAAAGCGACCGACATCTATTGGCTGGCGTGGGAGTGTATTCGGAGATCAGGCGAAGTCGTTAAACCTTTCGACTCCGATGGCTTCCTGGATACTCTCAAGTCCGTCGAGGTGGTGGGCGACGACCCAAATGGCTGATGCGGGACACGACCACCTTCTCGGTGGCGTGGCTCGCGGTGGAACTAGGGGTGACACCTTCGTCGCTACTAGCTGAGGATCCGATGATGGTTCGCGCTCTCATCGCCGTATTACAGGAAAGGAGCAAACGTGGATAATGTGGTGAGTTTTACTTCAACTCTTCAAGCCGTCCGACGTCTCGCTCCTGACTTAAATAAGGCGATGAATAAGCGCGTGAACCGGGCGCTCCAAGTGGTCGTCGATGATGCTCGAGGCTTTATTCCCGAGATCAGCCCGCTCAGGAATTGGGCGCAACCCGGGCAAGGAGCCGGTCTCTGGGCAAGTAAAGCGTTCGATCGTAACGAGATCAGTAAAGGCATCACCAAAACTCGAGCCGGTGGCACACGCCGCACATCAGAAGGATTAGTCAGCAGCTACGCCATTCTCGACAAAACCGCTGCCGGTGTCATCTTTGAATCAGCCGGAACTAAGTCAAAAGGCAACACTCCCCAGGGAAAATTCTTTATTCGACGGATCGCTTCCTGGTCTGGTCTCGCACCCACCAAACACAAGATGATCGTGCGCGCCCTTATCAAAGATCGCCCCATGGTCGTCGAGGAGATCCACACCGCCATCGAAGAAACCGTCCGAGCATTCAATAACCGCATGGACGCCCAACGTGCCTATGATCCTTGGAATCTGAATGCGTAACACCACCGCCAAGATCCCCGTCGTCTTTACACTCAAAGATAACGCTCTCAAGAAAGCCGAAAAGGGACTAGGGCATCTTGAAGATCGAGCCAAACACTTTGCAAAGAACATCGCTGCCCTGGCTCTTGCGGGAGGGATAGAGGAGTTTGCCCGGAAGTCCGTCGAGGCTGCCGTCAAGATGGAGGCTGCCAACGCAAAACTTGGTGTGGCACTCAAGAACATTGGGCAAGCCTCAGCCATTGGTGGCGAAGCGATCAAGAAAACCAATGAGCAGATGGCAAACCTGGGATTCACGGGAGCCGAATCAGCCCAGGCACTCGCGAACCTTGTCACCGCCACCCACTCCCTCGACAAGGCTCAAAGCCTCATGGGACAAGCTGCGGACGTTGCTCGATACAAGCAAATCGGTCTCGCGGATGCGGCAACAAAACTGGCTCGAGCATCATCTGGTAGCGCGAAAGGTCTCGCCGAGTTCGGTATCAAATTAGACAAGACCCTCAAGCCTGCCGATGCGTTCAAGAAAGCCATGGCACAACTCAACGCGGAAATCTCTGGTCAAGCCGCTGCCTATGCTGGAACGTATGCCGGAAAACTCGACATTCTGAAAGCCAAGTTCGAGGAAATACAAGTTCAAGTCGGAGAAAAGATCCTGCCGTACTTAGTCAAACTCGGCGACTGGCTTATTCAAACAGGAATCCCCAACCTGCAATCGTTCTTCAAGGTTATCGGCGACAACATTCAAGTCTTGACAGGTTTTACAGCTGCGCTCACCGCCGTCGGACTGGCATTCAAAGGAATTGCCGTCTATGCCGGTTTAGCAGAACTCGCAGCCCTTCCTCTCATTGCCGCAGCCACCCCACTCATAGCCGCCCTTGGCGGGATTGCTGGCATCACGGCACTTATCGCCACAAGCCCTATCGGCACTCCCAACGGAGCGCCCATAGGAGTAGGAACTCCCATGGGGCGAGGCACGAACTCGATCGCTTTGCAACAAGCCAACAATGCAAAAAATCAAAAAACACAGACAGCCCCGACACCGAAAACGGGACTTGATCCTTTCCGCGGTTTCGACAAAGTCGGATACCAATTAGCCAAAGATGCTCTCGCTGCACAAAAAACAGCAAATGACTTGGCACGCAAGAAAGCCGCTGAGGATAAAAAGACAGCACAAGCCGCTCTCGTCAACAAGCGCCTCGCCGCCCAATTCGATTTAACCCAGATCGAACTCGCAGCAGCTCTTCAAGGGAAACTCACTCAAGACCAAATCGACAAGGTGAAAGCCTTACAAACTCTTCAAGATGATGGTTATACGTCGGACGCTGAGAGGCTCGCTGCGCAGCAGACTGCCCTCAATAATCTTCTCGCAACGAAACAAGCCATCGCGAATGTGCGGATCATGGAAGGCGTCGGGGCGACTTCCGGTACTGGCGTCAACGGTGGGGGCGGTGAGAAAGCCGGAGGTGCGACGATCCCCGTCCCAGATACTTCGGGAACCGGAGGAGCGACTTCGAGTAACCCACCGGCAAGTTCACTCCCCGCAGCTCCACCCCCACCACAATCGGGCATCACTCCCGCCGTCACGCAACTTGCAACATCGTCGACTAATGGGATGACCGGACGCACCGCATCCGAGAACCCCATCGTTCAACCCGTCGTGAACGTCACCGTCCAAGGTTCCGTCACGAGTGAACAACAACTTCTCAACACAATCTTCGAGGGATTAGGGAACAAACTGAAAGCCGGAGCGAACTGGTACACGAACGCAGCGAGTGGAATGTGACAACGACCCTGGCGATCAGCCTCTACATGAACACCGGGTGGGTCAACCTCACAAGCCAAATCCTCAACTGCACAGTCGACCAACCCTTCGATCGAGTGAACGACAAGTTCCTCACCGGGACGTCCGCGTTCGTTTTCAATGACGAGAATGGTGACTGGTCGCCCGAGAACGCCGCCTCCCCATATTACGGTTACATCGTTCCAATGGTTCCGGTGAAAATCACCGCCACCCACGCTGGAACGACATATGCCATCTACTACGGATACGTCGACTCCTGGAAGTATCGTCCTGCTAATGGTGCAGATGTCGCAACCATGACCGTCCACACCGTTGATGGTCTCGCCAGGCTAGCCCAAGCCACCGTCACGACCCTCGTCTCCTACAGCACAGCGTGTTCCACGGGATACCGAATCCAAGGCGTCTATGACACTCTCGCAACCCTCGGATGGACACCATCTACTTACACCGAGATCGGTCAAACCGTTGTCCAAGCCGACGCCGGGACTCTCCGTACTGCCCTCGATGTCATCACTCAAGCAGCCGAGTCAGAGTTCGGGGCGTACTACCAGGACAACGATGGTGTTTTGCGGTTCTATGACCGTCAAACACAATGGCAGAAAGCCGCAGAGACCCCCTACTATTTCTACGACAACGGCAACTCCATCACTTACCAAGACACAGCGTTCTCCTACGACACCAACTTCCTTTACAACGACATCGTCGTCCAGGGTTACTATTACCGGAACTATTCCTCGATCACCCAATACGGGCAACGCACCCTCAACTATGCGTCCACGAACTGCTATTACTACTACGACGTCGAAGGACTCGGATACACCCTCTGCATCGGACGATCCATCCCCATCCTTCGCACCCAATACATCACCCTCGACATCACCCCCGGACAACCCTCAGCACGCATCGAAGCCGGGCTAGCCATGTACTTCTATGACCCCCTACAAGTCACCCGAACCGTCCCCGGCGGATCCACCATCACAAAAAACCTTGTCTGCTGCTCCCTCACTTACACATTCACACCCGGAAAGTGGACAGTCAAAATCGGAACCTTCGAACCCGACCTCGCCGGATTCGTCCTTGACTCACCCACCATGGGCATCCTCGACACGAACCAACTGGTCTATTAGGAGCAACAATGGCAAAACAAACCTTCACCGTCGGGCAAGTCCTCACAGCTGCGGAAGTGACTGCGCTCCAAACGAACGACTACAACCAGACCGTGTCAGTCAAAACCGCGTCCTACACCCTCGTTGCTGCTGACGTCGGTACCCGGATCGAGATGAATTCTGGGTCGGCAACTACCGTGACAGTTAACACGGCACTCTTCGCTGCGGGTGACACTCTGGTCATCCAGAACAAGGGCGCGGGCGTGTCCACGGTGCTAGCCGGGACGGCAACCGTCTCTACATCGGGGAGCCTGGCACTTGCCCAATATGACCAAGGCACTCTTTACTTCGTGTCCACGGGTGTAGCAATCTTTTTCTCAGCGAGTGCCTCGGGTGATGTGACTCTCACGGGCACTCAGACTTTGACCAACAAAACGCTGACGGCTCCCGTGGTGACGTACTCGATTAACGCTCAAACGACGACGGCTTATGTCACGGTTGCATCCGATGCCGGTGCATTTATCACCGTCTCGAATGCGAGTGCCAACACGTTTAAGATTCCTACGAATGCGTCGGTGGCGTATGCGATTGGTACAACTATCCAGGTGATGAATATCGGTGCGGGTGCGACCACGATCAGCGCGGTGACTCCTGCGACGACAACGATCACGTCGGCCCAATCACTCGCGACGTGCGCGTAACGGGTCGCCTTGGCGTCCGGGTTTTCATATCGCCACTGACGCGGGCCTTTCGCTTTCCCGGGTGGCTATTGCCGCACCTGCCACCCGCAACCGCCGCAGAGATTGAGCGGGCACTTGACCAAGCCATGGAGGCCGGGGAATGACCCAATCCCACTACGCAACCGAAAGCGACGGCAAGCCCCCCGCGCCCGCGCCGGAGAAGTCGTGCCCGCGCTGCTTGGGAACGGGATGGTACAACACCGAGGAAACGCCCCCGGGATACCCGATGGCTTGCACCATGTCTCACAAGTGCGATTGCGAAAGCGCCCTAAACCACCACCGCGCCGATTGGGCAACAAAGTGCCGGGTTCCGATCAAGTGGCGCCAAGGCTGGCACACGTTCGCCCACGTCACCCCGGCACACAA